TGTTGGAAGTGCTGGTCACTTAGCAGGGCTAGAATTAAACGATTTTTTAAACGTACAGCAAATACATGCACCATACAAAAATTTCAATCAATGGTTTGTTGATGTTGGTAATCAAGATGTCACCTACGGGTATGCTACTATTGCATCATCGGTTAAAATGGTACAAGCAAATAAAATCAAATACGTTGCATACCTAGGGTCGTCCAGGCATCCAGATTTCCCGGGCGTTCCTACTCTGCACGAATTAACAAAGCATAATTTTAAGTATACCACAGCCTGGTTAGCATTTTATATTCACAAAGACGTCTCATTGCCTGTATCATCTAAATTAGAAAAGGATATTCGAGAAGTGTTAGTTTCTAGTGAGATACAATCTGCAATGGCAACTATGCACTATCGCCCGTGGAACGCTACATTAGTAGAGTTCGAAAAATCAGTCGCTAATGAAACTAAAGCCTACCGTCACTTAACCAAAAAACATAACATTTCAGTTAATTGATGCTATAATAGCAACTTATGATCCGATTTAAAAATTTAACTGTCAAAAACTTCATGAGCGTGGGCAATGCCACGCAAGGCATTGATTTTGATCGCAGAGACCTAACCTTGGTGCTAGGTGAGAATCTGGATCTAGGCGGAGATGGCAGTCGTAACGGCACAGGCAAGACCACAATCATCAATGCACTCAGCTACAGCCTGTATGGGCAGGCCTTGTCAAACATACGCAAAGATAATCTAGTCAACAAGACCAATGGCAAGAACATGTTGGTTAGTCTGGACTTTGCGGTGGGTGGTAAAGAATATCGCATAGAGCGAGGTCGTAAGCCCAATGTTTTAAAATTTTATATCAACAACGAACAACAGACTGTTACCGATGAAGCGCAGGGCGACAGCAGAGAAACACAAGATGCAATTGAACACACTCTAGGGCTCAGCCACGACATGTTCAAGCACATCCTGGCCTTGAACACTTATACAGAACCGTTCTTGAGTCTCAAGGCAAATGATCAAAGAACCATCATTGAACAACTACTGGGCATAACCTTGCTTTCAGAACGTGCTGACTCCATCAAAGAACACAACAGATCTACCAAAGACGGAATCACCCAAGAAGAATTTAGAATCCGTGCAGTACAAGAGGCCAACAAACGTATTGAAGAACAGATCGAAGCTCTACGACGTAGGCAAACATTATGGACTAGCAAACATGAAGAAGAGATTGAAAAACTCACGACCGCGCTCGAAGAGCTCAAGAAGATTGACATTGAAGCCGAGATCGAGGCCCACAAGGCGCACAAAGTATGGGATCAGAAGCGCAAGGATCTTAACGACTTGGCTGGACAGATCTCCCGCACGAAGCTTGACAAAGATCGCGAGAACAAAAGCATTGAGAAGCTTGTCAAAGAGATTGCGACTCTTGAAGGTCACACATGCCACACTTGCGGGCAGGCTTTCCACGACCATAAGCACCAACAGGTCCTGGAGGGTAAGCAGGCTGATCTGGCAAGAGCGCGAGAAGCGTGCTCGGAACATACACAGCTCTTATCAGAACTCGAGACTGCCCACGCCTCCCTGGGCACGTTAGGCAAACCCCCAGTTGTGTTCTATGATCGTGAAGAGGATGCCATACATCATCGTAGCAGTCTGGCTGCTCTGGAAAAACAGTTAGAAGAAAAACGTGCTGAGACTGATCCTTACGGAGAGCAGATAGCGGACATGCAAGGACAGGCACTTCAAACTGTAAGTTATGATGCCTTGAACGAGCTTACCAGATTGCAGGAGCATCAGGAATTCCTGCTCAAGTTACTCACAAGCAAAGATTCGTTTGTTCGCAAGAAAATAATAGAACAGAATTTAAGTTATTTGAATCAACGACTTACCTACTACTTGGACCGTATTGGTCTGCCGCACACAGTGGTGTTCCAGAATGATCTCACTGTCAGCATTGAAGAACTAGGACGTGAACTAGACTTTGACAATCTCAGTCGAGGTGAGCGCAACCGGTTGATCCTTTCAATGAGCTGGGCTTTCCGTGATGTGTTTGAAAGTCTCTACCAGCCTATCAATGTCCTGTTCATAGACGAAATGATTGATTCAGGTCTGGACACACAGGGTGTAGAAAATTCATTGGCATTGCTAAAGCATATGAGTCGTGAGCGACACAAGTCAATCTGGTTGGTCAGCCACAGAGATGAACTCAGCGGACGTGTAGAAAACATTCTTAAAGTGATCAAAGAAGGTGGATTTACCAGTTATAACACAGACGTAGATGTGACATGACCCAGACTCACACTGCTTTCGTGGGTTGCTCTTACACCCAAGGCAAGGGGTTGTCTGGCACAGTATCAAATGAAAATTTATGGGTAAACCTGTTGCACAACTCTTATAAACCTTTGATGCACACAACATTGTTGAACCTAGGTGTCAGTGGTAGCACCAATGCAGAAATTTTCCACCAAGCTATCAACTGTGTTTCTAATTATGACTGCCGCTATCTTTTTGTGGCATGGACTTCGTTGTATCGTTACAAATTTTCATTGGGGGCAGAAACCTACGATGTTCAACAATATTGGTCGGCAGGACATCCATTGAATGATGTCAATCTACATCCTGGCATTACTCTTACCAAAAAATATTTGACCGAAATCAAAGACAAGTTTTTTTCTTTGCATCATGATCACTGCGAAATACTGAAAGTGTTGAACTACACTGCCACAATCAATGAATTGTGTAAAAAATTAGGAGTCAACGTTTATTTTGTCAACAACATTTTGCCTTGGGACAAAGATTACTTTGAGCTAGTGGTCAGCGTCAACAGAAAACCAGCAGACACCACAAAATACACGCAATATCTTTTGAACAGCGACACCAGAGACGACCAAGAATATTTTGAAATCTACGACAAAATACACAATGAGTACCAACAAACTCAAGGCCTACGTGAATGCAATTGGTTAAATCTGTATTCTGGATTCAAAGAAAATTTTGTCATTGATTTTGGAATTGACAATCAACATCCGGGCGAGCAGAGTCATCGACAGTTTGCATGGCATTTGCTGGATAGTTTGCAGAAAAATAACAAACAGCTACAGCCATGATAACTACACATCCATGTCATGGCTATTCGAAGGCAAAAATATTGAAGTGTTACCCGAAGACTGTGTGGGTTTTGTTTATTTGATCACAAATAAACTGACCGGCAGAAAGTATATTGGAAAAAAACTAGCAAAATTTAGTCGAACAACATACAAAACAGTAAAACTCAAGAACGGCAACAAAAAGAAAAAACGAATACGTGGCAAAATTGAATCAGACTGGCAGACATACTACGGCTCCAACGAACAACTCAACAAAGATGTAACTCAGTTAGGCAGCGAAAACTTTACACGCGAAATACTACACTACTGCGGGTCCAAGGCTGAATGTAGTTACATAGAAGCTCGCGAACAATTCTCAAGACGTGTATTAGAGTCGGATGACTGGTACAATGGACACATTCAAGTGCGTGTGCATGGTAGTCATATTAAAAAAGAAAAATTATTATAGCAATGGAAAAAACAAATTTTGATTTAACAATCTACGTTGGGGATATAGGAGAATCACTGGGTCTGCAGGCCACACTGTTTGATGCCGGTGCCTATCTTGTGAACAAAAAGAATTACAAAAAATTTCTGTCAACCAAGCTGGAAAAAAATACTACCATATTCACGTCATTGGGAGATTTTCCAAAAAACTTAAAATTTTTTTATGATTTATTATGCGTTGCCAGCAAAATTGTGTATTGCCCCCCTGATGTGTGGAGCGATAACAAACAAATTTCTTCTATCGATCCGTCCGATAGTATGCAAGGGTTGACCGAAATTTTTTTGTTATTGTTGCCAAGCCATACACCAGTAGAAAATTTTACCCCTAAGTTTCTAAAAGATCCAGTGCATCTAGTGGATGTCAGAAAATCAGCTCACAAACAACTATGGATAGCTGGATGTAGCATAAGTCATGGAAAAGCGGTTTTAGAAACACAAAGATACGGTAGACTTGTAGCAGATTCTCTTGGTCTTCCATGTAGTTTCCTTACCAAGCCAGGTAGTGCGTTGGATTGGGCCACCGATCAACTTCTTAGATCCGACATAAAAGAAAATGACATAGTGATC